ACGGCTGCAAGTGAAATAGGATCGGCCATTCTTATTTTCTAGTAACATTTTTATTAGCGTATCTTTGTTGGAAGAGTCCGTTCTGGAGTTCCGCACGGGTACTTTCTGGCTCATAACTCAATGTGCGAAGGGGGACCTTGCACTCCATATTGGAAAGTGGGAAGAGGTTACGCTCATAGGTTGGAACAATAACTTTGCCGAAACGAGTAGTTGATTGTGGTCGAAGTTCATCACTCACATCAATGTTCTGCGCTGGAGAACCCTTACCCGCCATGTATGGAGATGTACCATACAACATAGTGTTTGGTCGGCATGAACCACAGTTAATGGAACTGGGCTGGGGGTATGTGAAGATCTCTTCAGTGGGCTTCACTGCTGGTATAGCACCTGAATTCTGAACGATGGCAAGACCGGGTTGAAGTTGGTACGCCATTTATTATTATACGAGAATATTTATATCTAAGCTGGTCCAATGCCATGACCTCTGTGAGAAACTCGGCTATCACCCGCTGGATCAAGTCCGGCAAACGCTTCAAGCTGAACACCACGGGCATTTGGATTGCACATTTCTGGATTTGTTCGGCAATCGCGACCACCCTTATTCCCATAGCACCATTCCGCGAATGATGTTTGGTCGCCTGGAATTTTAGAAACGGGTGATGTAACAAATTGACGAGCCGCCGCGTTGCGCTGGTATTGGGGGAGCGCTGAGCGAGAACGGCCAGAATCGTATGGAATACGATCATCTATCATACTTTTGATGAGTGGCTTAACTGTTGGGTAATAACAGGCTTCGAGGCGGTTAGGAGCGTCAGTGTAATCTGTAATAAGAACATTACCCATTGGGTTATCTTCTGTTGGCATTTGACACCCATTAATAACCCCTTTTGAAGCCGCTTTATAGGTTTCCTTAACCATTTTTGACTTGTAGAGAATATAAAGAACGCTGAGAACGGTAACACCAAGAACAAATATTCTTGGGTCACGACGGGTCAGGTAAATAACGCAACACACGTAGATCACAAAACGAGAAGCAGCATTGATTCTGTCTTCTGGTGTTTGATCACGGTTTGGCCAAAATTGTGTGACTTGATCTACCCGGACAATTTGCTGGGGGTCTTCAAACCAGGCCTTCATTTAGTATAGCTAGAGGTTTATTTTTTTGGAAGACTACCAAGCATGTTACCCATCATGCTCATAAGAGCGTCTTGGTCAATTTCACCACCATTTGTTTCCATCTTGTCGGCACAATCCTTGGCGATACCTTCAATGAGAGAAAGTGTTTCGGCTGGAATTGCGGTAATGGTAGTGCCCAACATGTAAAGGGTCTGGAGATATTGCCAGGTCGCAGCCTTTGTATTTACGCTCATGTGATCCCAATAGTTCTTGATGTTAAGATCTTTCAATAGATCAATTTTTTCAATTTCTTCAAGGAGGAAGGATTCATCCTTCGCCGAGATCTTATCGGCATACGGGGTAACACCTTTCATGAACCCATCAACAATGAGTCGTGGATTCGTCTTCTTGAGCATTTCAAAAGATGTAGTCATTTTCTTAATTCCGGTTTCATCTGGAAAAGTCTTGTGCAATTCCACAAGAAATTGGGAAAGCATGTCGTTAAACGCACTGACAGACGCCATTTTCTTATTTGTAGGGGTAAATCTTTAAGTTAGAAAGGGTCGTTAGAAATAGCCTCTCTCTGTCCGAGACCATTCACGACAACAAAGTAAACAAGGATCGCATTTAAAATCGCTGGCTTGGTATACTTATTGAGTTCCAACTTACCTTCGTTATTTAACTGCGCCTTGACATGAATGTAACCAGCTGTAATAGCCGCCGCTATAATGGCGGCGCTCATTGGGTCACGGAGATATTCGGACAAATCTTCCATTTAATTATACGCAGTTTTTTTTACACGCTGTTCTGGGGCATCACCAAATAAGACACCATCATCAAGTTCTTCCTCAAAAGGTTCTGGCATTGGTTCTGGTTCCGTGGGAATGGAACCCGTGACTGGCTCCGGAGCTGGGTCCTGGACACCCGGAACGGTCTTGAACTCATTTTCAAGACCAGTTGGCTGAATGGGTTCATCACATGGCGCATCCAACGCTGGTTCTTCTGGAAGTGGCTCTGTTTCCGGGAAAGCATTCTCCTCGAGGGGTCCATCAAAAACATCTGGATCCTCGCTATCATGAACCTCGCCGTCAAGATCAATATCGCGCAGTTCCGCTGATTGAGACATATAAGTCTGGAGGATTTCCTGAACTGGAATAAGTTCCTTTACAGTGGCTTCAATACACACAGAGAAACGACGAGTCAATTCTTCATCTCGAACGTACTCGCTTTGTTCTTCATGGAATACATATGGATCCTTGTAGAGATCCTTGGCAACATTGTTATAGCAAGCCTGGACGAAAACCTCATTGCTTGGCAACTTGAGGCTAATCTTCTTGTTATCTGCCTTGAGACGGACGGCGGATAGAATTTTAGTAGACGCAACAAAAACAGCCGCAAGAAGATCATTGAACCAAGCGCACCTGTTTGTAATGTTGTCGGTGTGTTGTTTCGACATGGCGTTAGACCAATTTGGGACTTCCTTCAGTAGTTTCTGGAACATAATGAGAGTCTTTCTCCCCTTGGAAAGCTTTGTAGATTCGTCGTACATACCCTGAAAAACTTCAATCATTGGTGGACACATGAGCATGTAAAGTTGTCCCATGTACTCCTTTTTAGCTTCACATAACACATTGAGATTATCAGCCATGTTTATATACATCTTTATATTAGTAAAACTTTAAGCTCTGTATCTATCCGCCATCTTCTTAAGGTTCATCAAGTCGGGGAACTCTGTTTCATCCGGTTCATCCACCTTCTCTTTTACTTTTTTAGGTATCACCCAAGATACATATATATCATAATCACTCACAAGTTTCACTTCAAAACCACCCAGTTTTAACTGTCTTGCGATATATCTCGCAGCCGCACTTCTATCAAATGTGGGATACCCCACGACAATTGTTGGGACTGTGAGAAATACCTGTTTGTGTCCAAGTTCTACAGATTGTCTAATCTTACGAGAAAACTGTTCATATACACGAGTATATATCTCCTTCCTGATCTGTTTTCTCTTTTCATCAATTTTAGTTACTTCATTGATGCTGATCATTACATTTGCTTCAAATTATTTTTAGCCGATTCTAACTCACCTTGGGTTGGTACAGCAGCCTCCTTTACGAGGTCGTACTTTACAAATTCCTGTCCACCTCGGCTCTCGGCGAAAGGAGTGACATTGGACACGGTCTGAACATCGAGGGGCTGCGATCGGAGAGACACCAACCTCACTCCACCATTCACGGATTCATATGACGCAACTACAGAGAACCCAAAAGCAAATCCTGTATTTTTAACAACCATAAACATACACTCGTAAATGGACTTATCTTCTTCGTTGACATATTTCTTCACAGAAGTAGTTTCAATAATGTAAGTACAAATACCTGTACGCTTAGCGATTTCTTTGTTCGCTTGAAGAATAAATTCTTCCATTGTGTCATTGTCGATATTAGCTTCCGCCTGACTGTAACCGTTAAGGTCTGGTCTGGCATCATCAAGGCGAATAGTGCCAGTTGGTTTTGTATATCCAGAGAAACCAAAAACTTCCGTGAATGGTTCGCGTCTCACTGTCAGTATCAGGACGATGGCAATAAGCATGATCGTCAAAGACCACTTCATATTTACTACTATGCGTTAATTTTTTTTTACAAAATAACCTTGTACATGTTAGATGTCGCTATTGATATACAGCCCCAGGTGCAAACACTCCATGGAGGTTATTGAATATATTAATCAGCACCAGCAATTGAAACAGCTTGTACACTACCACAATATCAACACCCAGGGTATTCCACCTGCGTATCGAAACAAGATTAGTCGGGTTCCAACGATGTTGACAAAAAACGGTAAAGTTCTTGTGGGGAACGAAATTAAAAATTGGTTGGATTCGCTACTCCCAAATAAAGAAGTCTGTAACTGGGGTTTCAGTGGTGCGTGTTCCATGACAACACTTGATAGCGACGAAAATGATACTGATATATTTTCACTTGAAAGCTATGGACAGGCTCTTCAGCCTGCTATGACAAGGGAACTTGAACAGAAGATTAATCGCGATGTCAATAAGGGTGTTGCTTACTCTGAACAGATTTAAAGATATAACGCACCCCTTTAGTAAAATGAGACTTGTAACAATACAGGCTTCGGCTATTAAATCTACATTTGAAGTACTCAAGGACATTCTCAATGATGTGAATATCTTCTTTCGCCCCCAGGGTATGTATGTAGTAACACTTGATACAGCACGAACTTCGCTCGTTGACATGTTTCTTTCATCGGATAACTTTGAACAATATCACTGTGACCAAGAAGAAATTATTGCTGGAATTAACATTTCAAATACTTTCAAACTCCTGAAAACAATTACAAACAATGATGTTCTCACAATTGAAATTAATTCCAAGGAGTTCATGGATATTGAGATTACAAGTGAATCCAAGAGAACAAGTACAAAATTTCAATTGAAGTTATTGGACATTAATGAGAGTCGTATAGAAGTGCCGGATGTGACCATGACCAGTGTAACTATCCTTCCATCTGCGGATTTTCAAAGATTGTGTCGTGACATGGCCAACATTGGCCAGGATATTGAGATTACACGGGTTGGTAAAGAACTTCGTCTCCGTTGCGAGGGAGATTTCGCCAACCAGGAAACTTCAATTGAATGCCTCGATGAGAGTCCCGAAATGAAGGGTCTGTACTCGCTCCGGTATTTGAATATTTTTACGAAAGCGACGAGCATGGCTTCGTCTGTGCAGCTTATGCAGGAAGAAGGGAATAGGTTTTTGATTCTAAAGTATAATGTCGCTAATCTGGGCGAACTCAAGTTCTACATGGCTACCAAGGTATCCGAAGACTAATAAAATTAAATATAGATATATAATATGGATCATAGTTTGGCGTTTGCACTGTGTGCTCTCTCGCTGAACATGCTTGTTGGATATTATGTATCATTCAGGCGCAATGTTCGAGAAAACGACCCCATATATGATGTTGGATTTCAAATCCTTCCCAATCTCAGTAAATATGATTGGTTGAGCGACGTCGCACTTATCATACCTGTCATAGGTGTCCTGTTGTCTTGGGGATCATGGTCGAGTAATAAACAACATTCAATGCTTGTATTACTTGGACTCATGTATATGTTCAGAGCGATCGTAAACTATGTGACAACGTACCCTTCGATGAAAAAATGTGAACTCAAACCACCGTTTGGGTTCTGTAATGATTTCATGTTCTCTGGGCATACATCATTCAATCTTGTTAGTGCCTATCACTTGGGTGGGATATTCTGGCCAGCGTGGCCTATTTTTGGGTCTCTCCTTTCCATCGCAACACATGAACACTATTCCGCCGATGTTGTCATGGCGTGGATCGTTTTTGTCGCCTTGAGATGTAATACTTAAGGTATACAAAGATCGGTTGTGGAATCTTCGAGATTGATGAGCGTCTTTTTCATACCCAGCGAATTATTGAGTATAATTTTTGGATACTTTGTTCGAAGGGTTTTTGTTGTATAGTAAAGAAACTCCCCGAGGGGTACACTCTGCCCATGGAAGTCATTCCTCGGTCCCGCGTACCTTTTCACCTTTTCAGTAATGTTTACCTGTGGTTTATCATCGTGATCTACAATCCAGACACTACTCAAAGGGATACTAAATTTCATACCCTCGGATTCATTTTCGCCTGGTTTAAAATTGATGTCGTTAGAGATAGACTTATATATTTTACCACCATACCAATACTTAACGCGGAGAGTGAGATTTTTAACATTTTGTGGAACAATTGTATTCCTGAATTGCTTATCCGTTGCGAGTGTGTAGAATTCGTCAAGGATACCATCCCAATCCTTCTCCTCTTGAGACCAAAATGGATCTTCAATATAATATTTCATTCTATAGTCAATCCTATATTCCAGCTCTTCTGAAATTATACTGTAGTCCCGAGGTGTCGTCAACCTTTTGTAAAAGTACAAAACATTACTTAAAAGTTTGAGCAACATTCTTATGTATAATGGAGGGAAACTTTTTAAGTAGATATAAAAATAAACTTGAATACTGGACCAATCTTATTGAGACAGATCCCACCAATAAATCCAGGTACGAATCTGAGATGTCTGATTATATGATTAAATGTATGCCATATATGAATCAATATACGGATGAAACCGGAGAAGTCACAAACACCGATAATGTTTTTAATGTTAAGGAAACCGTAGGACTTCAAAGGAAGGACATATTTAGAGATTATCTCATAGAGGTAGAAAATCAAAACATAACTAGACCGGGTCAGCGTAATATAGAACAATGTCCGGTGTGCTGTACAAGTAATGTGATTCACATTCAAGATGCGAGTGAACTTGTATGTGATTCATGTGGGCTCGTGTTAGCATGTCTCATTAGTGAAGAGTTGACATATAGAGAAGAACGAGAGACTTCTGAGAAAATTGTCAATTATAGCTACAAGAGGGAGAATCACTTCAACGAGTGGATTAGTCAATTTCAGGCACAGGAAATGACGACGATACCCGATGAAGTCATGGATCAATTGAGGTCGGAACTCAAAAAGATGAAAATTAAGAACCTTGAAGATATTACACATTCCAAAATTAGGGGACTTCTTAAAAAGTTGAGACTCAACAAATTTTACGAGCATGTACCCTATATAACCAATATTCTCAATGGAATTAGAGCCCCAAATATGCCACAGGAGTTGGAAGAGCGATTAAGGATAATGTTCAAGGATATTCAAAAGCCATTTGACGACAATTGTCCAAGTGAACGAAAGAATTTTCTTAGCTATTCCTACGTTCTATATAAATTTTGTGAACTCTTGGGGGAAGACGACTATCTCCAGTATTTCCCCCTCCTCAAGTCTAAGAGTAAATTATACGCACAAGATCAAATATGGAAGAAAATATGTGACGAACTCAAATGGGAGTTTATTCCAACAATATAAAGTTAAAGAAGTTGGTATATCCTCAAGTAATGTATAAGTACGAGCGTTTCTGTGTAAATGAGGCACAGTATCATATAAACAGAGCGAACGAATTACTTACAGATGGTCTTAATAACCCTAAAAAGTACTATGAGGAGGGACAGGAGTTTTACCAAATGATGGTTAAGATGTTTCCCTTCATTATTCTTCTACAACAATGCAACGCACCTCAACTTCACGATTCGGATGAGGAGGATAATTTATCAAGTACGCAATCTTCAGTCCCATCAGACGAAGGTAGTTTTGAGCCTGTAACTCCGACTGCTCGTTCAGAGTCTTAATAGTCTTAAACTCAAGGACAATTGTATTATTTATGATTATATCGGCTCGCAGGTTTCCAATTACATGTCCTTCAAATGGGATTTGAACTATACGCTCACTCTCATACTGAACATTATATTGACGCAATAGAACTTCCATAGCATTATGATATACTCTCTCACTGTACCCAGCCCCCAGTTGAGAATATATCTTTTTAGCGAGTGTTTCTACATCAACCATAATCTATGTTTTATCACTCGCTTTAATAATCTTAAATTAATATAAATGTGGCGGCCATTCAAATATATACGATTATCAACTTCTAGATCACTTAGTTATTTGTGGGGTGAGTGAGTATCATTTGATACGGAGGCGATCCACGAACCGACGCCAACTCCCGCACCCGCGAGAGCCGTGAGTGATACCACGGAGAGTGCAATGAATATATGACGCATTTATATCATTAACGATCATATTCTTTATTACGTTTTAGATCTTTGTATGATATATAATTTGGTTTTATCTTGTGTTTCATTGGATCATATAATTCACCATGTGGTAAATATATTGTTGTTATTTTGGATTTACTATTTGGATCCCATTCAGTTTTTTTTATACATTCATCGATACGCCATTTACGGGGTGGTGGTTTGGGATACATGGCCGTCACGCGACGTATCATGTCAGCGTCCCCTCCGGTTATTTTCCCCTTAAAACCTGGAACTACATTTAACACCATAGATGGTTTCCAGGTAGTCATGTTGTATGTGTATGCCGTGAAATCTTTATGTTATATATCAAGCCATTCGCCCGTTCTAATTATATCGGCCGAGATGGAACATCCTAAGCGAGGGTCCTTTTTTGACTTTTTTGATTCAAACTGCATTTTAAATTTTGGTAGTAAATGTTCCAAAACCTGTTCACTGGTGAGTACCCACGCCTCCTTTACGGTCGAACCATCATACCTAGCAAAATAATGGTGCTTGTATTTTCCAATTTTCTGTTCTCTCAAGTAGACCTCCTGTTCTTCCCAAGTTGGAAAAACCGATACGCCGTTATATGTACCTTGTATTAAATCCTGTGTCGTCGTTTTGTATTCTACTGGATTTCCATCTTGATCATAAGCGTCCGCCCCTGCGAGTGTATCAGATACTCTATGTCCAAGTTTAATAGCGAGATCGATTTCCCTGGAGCGCCCATAGTTGAGAGGATCGCCCCATCCTTCATCTCTAGCTATATCGCATAGCTCTTTGAGAGCTGCACAAAAACGCTTTTCAGGTGGGGTGGTCATTTGTTAGATTTTAGTGTATTGTTTTTAACTTGGGTGGCGATTTTCGTTTTATTTAAAGATATGACTATATAATTTGACATGGATATTCGGAATTGTGATGGTATCGAATTACTCAACTCTCTTGCTGATAAGAGTGTAGATCTCATTTTAACCGATCCACCCTATATCATCTCACGCGAAACGGGCATGAATAAATTGCGAGACGCGATCGATTCGGGGAAAGATCTATCGAAGACGGAGCAGGAATGGAACGACTATACATCTAAAAACAAAGTCGACGCACCCAACGCCAAAGAAAATTATCTAAAATATGGGACAATTCATGGGACTAAGTATAGCGTAAAAACAAACTACGGAGAATGGGATGAAAACTTTACTATGGACAAATTAGAGGAGTTTATAAAACTCTATTACAAAAAGTTGCGCGACGGTGGTACTTGTATAATATTTTTTGATATATGGAAATTATCATACCTCAAAGAACTCATGGAAAAGCATAAATTTAAACAATTACGATTTATCGAGTGGATTAAAACGAACCCACAACCTATAAATTCGCGTGTTAATTATCTAACAAATTCCCGAGAAATAGCGGTTTTGGGTGTCAAGAAGGGCAAACCTGTATTTAATGGTGAATATGATAATGGTATATACAAGTATCCCATACAAAGTGGTATGGGACGTTTCCATCCGACACAGAAAAGTATTAGGTTGTTCGAAGATCTCATCAAGAAACATTCAAATGAAGGTGATGTAGTCGTGGATACATTTCTTGGTGGCGGGACGACCGCTATCGCATGTAAAAATACGGGGAGACGATGTATAGCGAGTGAAATTTCGGATGAATATTATGAAAAGATACTTATCACTTAAAGTGGAGACGCAAAAACTTTGTAATGGGTATACAATTTTTTCCGTCGGAGTTCGTTTTCTGGGAGACACTGGAGGAGCATTCGGAAATTAAGAAGAAATTATTACCAATAATTTTGAAAAATAGTGATAAAGCTAAAAATAACCCATTTGATAATTGCACGTTTAACACAAGTTTATATAAAGGTGACGATGAAAAGTTCGAAAAGGAAAATAAATTTTTAACGGAACGAAAACATCTAGATTCTATTGTCTTTAAAAATATTGATAAAATGCTCCATACTTTGGGATTCAATGAAGATCCAGGTATTGATTTTTTATTACAAAACTGCTGGTGGAATGTGTATAATGAGGGTGAATATCAGGAAGAACATAATCATGTAGCGGCGCCAGTTGTCGTAGACGATAAACTTTTTTATCCCTCGCTGTCGGTAGTTTATATTCTACATGATGAAAATGAAAAGGGATCTTTAGTCTTTAAAAGACGTGGTACAGTACCTCTTAGACCACCTCATGATACTACTTCTACGTTTAAAACAGGAAATGTAGAAGAAATAAAAGAGGGTTCGGTTCTTATATTTCCTGCCAGTTTAGATCACTTGGTTAAACCCAGTATAAAACCGGGTAGAGTTACAATTGCTTATAATATTTGTGCGTCGTATCAATAAAAATCTATATTCATGCTATATGTCAACATATACCCAACCCACTTGCGAATACATCTACAAAGTCTCTTCTTTAGAGAAGGTTGTAGATGGAGACACAATCGATGTCACTCTAGATCTAGGCTTTGACGTCTGTACGAGACAGAGAGTGAGGTTGCTTGGAATTGACACCCCAGAGTCTCGTACGCGTGATTTGGAAGAAAAGAAATTTGGTCTTCTCTCCAAGAAGAAGCTCAAGGAATGGTGCCTCAAAGCGGTCGCCTCGGAAAAAGATGATATCGAGATCCAGCTGAGGTGTCCCGAAGCTGATTCTAGGGGTAAATTTGGCCGTATCCTGGCAGAGGTCTGGGTATGTGAGGATGGCGAATGGACCAATGTCAATGAATGGATGTGCAGGGAAGGCTACGCCGTTCCCTATGTAGGACAAAACAAAAATGATGTTGAAGCACTTCACATGGCGAATCGTGAAAAAGTAGCTCACGAATTATAAGGGTATTTATGCACCCATAAATTACAAATCCACTTCTCCCCAGACTTTACAGGAGACCCTCCGTGTAAAGCCTTGACCGTCACTCGTTCGTAGTTATTGAGAGTGTGAAAGAAGAGTCCATCGCCTTTTTGTAACTTGTATTTCTTTCCTAAAATTGGAAATTCAGTCTCTCCACCCTCGTAATCGTCATTGAGAGCCAATATTATTGTATACATTCGTCTATTTTCATCAGAACCCTTTTCACGTATGACGTCTTGGTGAGGTTTATAATATCCACCCGGTTTATATTTCAGTACCTGGAGTTTTTCACAGTTCGCAAGGGGTCTGTCAGTCAGAGATACGCACCTTTCGCATACACGCCTCACCACTGAATCCTTCAAACTAAGCCATGCGGTTTGACTGTCTCGAACGGTTTTGTCTATCTTCTGTCCACCACCTACACTTGACTGCTGAAAAAGAACTCTAGCCGAGTCTTTGATGTGCTTTATCTCATCAGATGTCACAAGACCCTTTACAACTTTGGGTTCTGTATAACTTGGTATCAAGTATAAACACAGTAATATAAGAGACATAGTCAATAATACCTTATTGGTAGCCTTCATCCCATTATTAATACATAATAATATTGTGACAGACATAATTAGTAAGATAGTATCACGAGCCTTCATCTACTATTAAAACATATTAATAATGGGTGGCGTCACACAATTATATCTCTTCTGAATGGTTTTGATAATACCATTTGTATATTCGATCAACTTTTTAGCTATATCCATAATTTCTTTCATTTTGTTCGGATCAATAACATATTGCCTGAGAAGATCGCCACCGGTATCCAAAACCATCCTGTAGATATTCGTAATGTCGCGATGTCTCTCCCTTTGTTTATCCCTCCTTTGAAGTTCCTTTTTGAATAATACCTCATCGAGTTCGTTGAGCATATAGGCGACTCGGAGGTATTGATTATCATCATCATATACATCACCATACCTATATATGAGATCCCGGTCTATGTGGTATAGTATCATAGCAAAATCCAACACTTTAGTTGGTGCGTTGCTTTCGCGCAGTTCCCTGAATGTGGGGACTCCGCCACAGGGGATATCGGCATGCTCTCTCCCAGAGATTCCTTCTCTTTTAAATTCCATGTAATGTGGATTGTGAATTCTCCCCGTCTCAATCTGTCCAGTTCTCCAATCAAAAGCTGTGTGACAATCTGGACACCACATTTGTGCACACCCAGATAACTTCTGTATCATTGTACCACATTTGGGGCATGGTTTCGTATCCTTCTTTATGAGTTTCATAGTTTCCACGGCACCGGGGTCGCATTTATGACCCTCGGTTATCTCCTCGTTACAGTGTTCACAAAAGTGTCTGTCGCATAGCCCACAAAACCAATCCTCATTTATAAAACCCTTACAGTCTTCCATAGGGCATTTACGAACAAATTTCTTTGGTGGCTCGCCCACGACAAGTTCACCACCATGCCTCAATCTCTCCAATTCCCTGTAACTTTCTTCCATATCTTCTCGGAGATCCAATATATCTTGGGGTATTGGTGTAGATATTGTGAGCGGTACGAATATACCATGTTTATGATGTAATTCTATTAATCTTGACCTTTGTTGGTTAATGATCGCATGTATTCTACGCATAGCCAAAATCCTCTCAACTTCGGGCTGAGTGTCTGGCATTTGCACCTTTTCTCTCTCAAATAGAATTGTCTCTCGATGACGACGAAGTTCCGTGTTTCTAAAGTAACGAGTACACCAGGAATCTACAAACTCCCGATTCCACATATTCTTACACCCCATACAGTGGGGGTCGTCTGAAATAGAGAGAAGATACCTCTGCGAACAAGCGCGACAACTTTGTAAATCACAGAAGGGACATTTGACCTTTTTGTGATTTATTTTGTTGAATTTTTCACAACATACATCACAATTCTCCATTAATTGAGAATTGTTTTAAGTCTTTAACTTTGACAATATTAACCCCATAATACCCATGAGTATATAACCAAACTTACCTCTATTTTCCAGTTCCGGTTCTGGTTCTGGTTCCGGTTCGCTCACGCCCACGTCTCCCTCGGCCAGGTATTCCATACGTCTTCCCACTAGATACGCATATAGGGATGACATTTATATCTACATATATTATTTTCTTGTACTCTGTCGTTGTTTGGCAACCTGTAACCGAGTTCGGTTCTTAGACCTCAACTTTTTAGTGCGTGGAGCGACCCGACCTTGTGGTTGCGTGGCTCGTGGCGATGTACGGGCACCAACTGCCGTTTTCTCGGTATATCGAACCGCACTCTTTGATCTTTTCTGAGCATTGGAGATGACCCTCGAAGGTTCCTCACCCCTTTCCAATCTCCGTATAAAGTCCTGTCTATTTTTTCTTTCAAGTCCATTCATACCTTGTAGCATTTTTGCTGTATTTCCTCTCAATTTAGCTTGCTTTTGTTTTTCATAATCACGGATCTTCTGCGCCTGTTCCTTACGCTGTTGAGACTGCTGTCGTTCTCTCTCTTTACGCTCAGATTCAAGGCGCTGTTTGGCTGTGCGATTACGCTGTAACTTGTCGGCATTTTTCAATACCATCTTACTACTTTCGCCACCCGCAATTCTGTTCATGAAACGCTTTCTGTTGTCGCGTCCCACTTTATTCATAGATTGGAGCTTTGTGGCGGTATCCCTGGTTTCCCCGTCTTTCGCATCTCTCTTATCCTTGATGTCTTTCGCAAGTTCCGCCCGCCTTTTACCGACATCGTTCGCCATCTTCATCACAAAGCGAAGCTGACCCCGTCGCTTATCTTCCGCTATCGGTGCTTTTTCAATTTCGGCGCGGAGTTTTGATTTTTCGTCAAGAAGACTGTCAAGTCTTCGGAGTTCTTGTGGTGTATCCGCCTTACGCACGGTGTCTTCCCATCCCCTTCTCCATTGACCAAATCTACCGGGGATTTCACGAATAATCTTGTCGAGTAGAGGTTGCTTATCCGACGCTTTCTTACGAGCTTCGTTAAAGATGGTCTGGTTCTTTGAATTATTCCATCTCTTCATTAGAGCCCCGAGATTGGAACCCTGTGCACCAATCTTCTCGAGTTTCCATTTAACACCGTTTCGTATCCTTTTAGCCGAATCTTTCCTGTCCTTGTTAAGGGCTTCGGCGTCGGCTAAAACCCTTGAAGCACTTCCATTGGTGGCCAAACGGTTCATAAACTTCTTTCGGTTCTCGCGCTCGAGTGAAGTGAGACCTTGAAGTCTAGTGGCAACTCGCTTTGTTTCGCGGTTCCGGCTTTTCCGTTTAGCCTCTTCAAACTTCTTTTTGGCTTCTTCGGCTTTCTTCTTATCTTCAATCATTTTCTTTTCCATCTCCTCCTTCTTCTTCTGTCTAGCCTGCTCATCCTTTCTCTCCTTGTTGAGAGCCGTAGCATTAGCCACAACCTTTTGCTGTCCATTCTTATTGAGGCGGTTCATGAACATCTTCCGGTTATTGCGTGTGATACTTGTCAGGGTTCGCAACGATTCGGCGGTGTTCTTCTTCAGTTTGTCCTTCGCCCTTCTCGCGGTCTTTCTGTTCATATCTATTTTTTCAGCTTCTTTGAGGATATCGCCAGCCGGTTCCGTCTTCAGTCTATTCCTTAATACGACTCGTTCGTTGGCGGTAATATCTGTCAACTTCTTGATTTTAGCTTGAACATTTTTAACGATTTTCTCAACAGCAGCTTTTTCTGTCGCAACATTCGCATTCACAAGACCCTTAAAGGGGGTTATATCCACGTGAGGTGCATTGAGCTGCTTGAGGTACACATTCTTCCTGGATTGGGGAATGGAAGCTTTTCTCACATAGTTTCGTATAACATCCTTATCCTTTTCGTTATCGGCATTCTTGGCCTTTGACGCCGTGATTAAATCGTTAATACCGGCTTTACCATTTTTGAGACTGAGCATATATTCCGCCATCTCTTTACTTGTCAGGTGTTTGAGACTAATGAGATGATCCTGAAGTTTATTTTCAGTCGCAATCTTCTTGGCTTCAGCTTCTTTGCGCTTCTTTTCCTCTTCCGCAGCTTCCCGAACCGCACGTTTTTCCTTGACACTTTTATTTAATGCGTTAGCATTGAGTTTGATTTTATTAACATTAGAAGTCTCATTGACAATCAACTTCAAAAAGGAGTTTCTTTGTGTATTAGTCAAATCATTGAGGGTGTTTAGGTAAACCTTAAGTTCGGACTTCTTACGCGCAATATCTTCATTGCGAGTCTTTGCAAAAGTATTAAGTTTTTTCACTTCACTTTTAATAGCATTCATATTCGTATTAGCTTTAATTCGATTTATGAATGATTTTTTATTCGCGTTTGTTAGTCTCATTCCCTTCATATATTTATCGAGATCCTCCTTCTTTTGACTAACAACCCTGGCATTCGCAAGTGACTTCTCTTTATCAACCTCCTTTTTGAGTTTATTAAGGGTTGACCTACCACTGTTGAACTTATTGAGGATGGCCTTACCATTGATACCCGTACCATTGATATAATTGGATAGTTCCCGGCGCTGTGCAGCCTCCTTCTTGACGCCAACATTTATAGAAAGAGCTCGGTTTCTAATAACATTCTTATTAGTCCTACCCGCGTTGTAATTCTTGAGAAGGTTATTTTTATCCTTACTCGTGAGTTCAAGTCCGTTGAGGAACACAGAGAACTCATCTCTATTCTTCGCTTCTTTCTCTTTTTGGGAGCGAATACTATTATCCATGTTTTTGATATTGCTCTTTAATGAGTTCATATTCGTATTTACTTTAACACGATTGAGGAACGCCTTCCGGTTTTTACTTGGAATGAATGTATCGTTCATGTACTCGGTGAGATTCTCTTTTCTCTTATTGACAATTACAGCGTTCATTTCTCTCCGAATATTATCAGCCTCCTTCTTGAGTCTGTCGGGATTTGAAATGCCATTGTCATACTTTTGAAGTAAGTCTGTTCCGTTGATATTCAAACTCTTAAAGTAATCGGATAGTTCATTGCGTTGCGCAGTCTTAGCCTTGGTGGCAGTGTTTATCTGAGTCGCGCGATTTTTGAGTTTGTTCAAACTCGCAGCTTCACTATCGAAATTTTTTAGAATGGCGGCTCGGTTAGCGTTGCTAATGTTGAGACCATTTATATGCTGTACAAGATTCTCTCTATTTTTTGCCGTCTTTTCCGCTACCCTCTGAATGAAGATTGTATTCGCTTCATTACTGGCGTCTTTCAATGAAATACCATTGTCGGCATTAAACTTGTTGAGAATCATTTCGGTATTGGCGTTGGAGAGACCAACCTTCTTGAGATACTTCTCAACCTCCACTCGGGTTGCGAGACGCTTTTCGACGGCTCTCCTCTTTGAAAGTTCTTCGATAGTTGCCCTCAAAGATGTCAAAGTGGAATTCTTGTTAGAATTAAAAATATTGAGAATACTCGTCTTATTTGAAGAATTTAAGTTTGTCTTATTCAGAATATCTTCAAGTTCGCCTCGATTTTGAGAACGCTTTTGAATAGACCTCTTGTTTTTCAGCTTTACAGCTTCATTACGGAGAACATTTACAGTCATATTAGACTTATCGAACTTGTTCATAATTGTATTTCTGTCCGCAACATTCATATTGAGACTATTTATTATTCCATATAATTCATTTCTCTCACGGGCTCTCTTTTCTCTAATCCTTTTCACCTTAAGATCCTTTGCTTCATTCAACATAGAGTTCAAAGTGACATTTCGTGTGTTGAATTTATTTAACAAATCCTTTTGGTCTTTATTGGAAAGATTCTTTATAGCATTCGTGAGTGTGTTGCGTTCATAACCCCTTTTCGCAACTTTCTTGAACTCCTGGATCTTATTAGCTTGATTCTTAGCATTGTTATATGATAGATTTTTGCTTATAATATTCTGTTTGTTCTTATTATTCAACAAATTGAGACCGTTGAGGTATTCTCTAATTTGTTTGCGAATCTCCTTGCGCTCTTCTTCATTTCTCGCATTCTTCAACTGTCTCCCTCTATTTCGAATAGAGTTGAGACTTTTTGGATCTTGGTTATAGTTCCTCACCAATAGATTCACATCTGAAGACCCAAGCTTCAAATCGTCACTGAGGTACAAAGTCAATTTACCCCTATTTCTATCAATTGTCTTTGCCTCTTTCTCGCGGGCATTATTTTGAAGTTGGTTGAGACCGGTTGTCTCATCATTGAACTTCTCCAATAACGCATCTCGATCAGACTTATCGAGATAGAGGGTATTTAACAGACTTGAAAATTCCTTACGAGCCACAGATTTGCGCTTAGCATCCAAATCCACTTTATACGCCTTGGCATTACTTTTAACTACCTTCAAATTCTTACCATCAGCAAGATTTTTGAAGAATATTCTCTTTGAATTGTTATTGAAGCCCAAGTTTGTCATATACCTGTCGAGATCGGTCTTTTCATTGGCGCGTCTCTCTTGAGCGCGGCGAACGGCTGTATTGGTTGCCAATTGTTTAATGGAGTTCCAATTTGTAAAATAGCCATTCATTTTTGAAGTAATCTCGGTTCTGTTCGAGGGTGTGAGATTCTGAAGAGTATCGAGGTAGCTATAAAACTCTTCTTCACTTTGAGCATATTTTTGATTCTTCCTCGACTTGTTTATTTTTTTAGCTCTGTTTGCCAATATACTGGTATTGACGTCGGTAGTATCAAAGTTTTTAAGAATACCATTTATGTCACTTTGGGAGAGATTAGTCATTTTTTTAAGACTATTCACAAGTGACTCTCTCTTTTTGGCCTTCAAGTCTGCGAACTTTTTATTAGCAACTTTTTTGGCATCCACCTTGAGAGCATTCATATCATCTTGATTTTTACTGAACTTATTGAGGAATGGTCTTTGTTCACCATTATTGAGACCCTGTTCATTCAAGAACTTTTTAAGATTTGCGAGTTGCCCAGCCTTAATACTAGCCTTCTTTTGGGTTTCATAGACTGTGGCAGTTTTCATAATGGAAGTCAAGTTGACATTCTTGTTAAAATTGTTAAAGAATTTCCGTCTCTCATCGTTGGTGAGATTCAATGTATTGAGATGTAATTCCAATTTTTTCAGGTTTTTAGACCGTTTTTCGATAATCTTATTTTGAAGCATTTTGTTCGCCAATGATTTTGTGGAGTTAAAATTGAGATTTTGAGACAAAATGTTTCGTTTGTTATCGGCGTTTAGACCAATTTTGTTTATGTAGTCAGATTTCTTACGATTCAGAGCGTTCTTCTCATTTTGAGCCTTCTTCTTAGATATGGCGACCGCTTCATTCATCAATGGCTCCAACTTTTCACGGTTCAATTTATTAGTCAAGTTCTTTATTTCCTGGTTGGTGAGACCAAGTTTTCTTCCATGATCTGCGAGTACATTGGTGTTAGCCTTTCTCTTTTCTTGGATGCGCGCTGTCAAAATAGCATTCGCTTCTTGTTTGAGGTTGTCCAATGCAATCTTATTATTCACATTAAACTTACTGATAATCACCCTTTGATTTTCTGATGACAACCCCTGTGTCTTCATATATTCCTCAAGTTCATCACGATCCTTGCCACGTTGAGTTTCAATTATTTTTACCACCATCGCATTTAACTCGCTACGAAGGGCTGTTATATTAGCATTTTCATCATTCAATCTACGAATGAACGCGTTCTTATTCGTATTTGATAGAATTGACCCCTTCACTTTTGAAACTAATTTCGCCTTGTTATCGGTGATCTTAGCATTTCGGGTATCCTTAACCATCTTATTAACTTCAAGTTGAAGCGTTCTAAGATTACCCTGATTTGTGTTGAATCGCCTTTCAATATTGATCTTAGCGTTTCTTGAAATATCAGCAGTTTCCAAATATTTCATAAGGGTATTCTTGTTCAAGGACTTTTGTTGTTGAACCCTCTCTTTCTTCAACTGTTGTGCAACCTTTTGGAGTGCGTTCACAGTGAGTGTGTCACTGTTGTACTTTTCCATCATCTTCTTTTTATCTCCATTATTGAGGCCAAGATTGACGAGGAACTTTTCAAATTGCGCCTTCTTATCTCCCTTCTGCTTCGCAATTCTCTGGTTTGAGAGTGCTTTTGCCTTGTTACGGTTTCTGTTATTTGTACTCAAGAGATTGCGTTTATCATTGATTGTGAGGCCTGGGAGAGTATTGAGGAATTCGGAAAACTCCTTGCGTTTCGCGCTCATATTTTCCGCATTTCGAGTGGATTTAAGACTTTTAGCTTCTTGGATTAATCCATTGATATTACGATTACCATTTGTAAACTTTCTCATAATTGAATTCTTGTTTACTTGGCTGAGACCAAGCTCATCAAGACGCGTATTTAATGCGGACTTCAATTTGGAATCCTTTTCACTCTTGATCTGTCGGGCAATTTTGGTTGCCTTATTCTTAAGAGCATTCGCACTCATTTGGTTGGAGTTAAAGTTATCAAGTAGATCGTCGCGATACTTGTTTGTGATACCCAATTCCGTCATAAATTTGATAAACTCCTGCTTGTTATCAATTTTGGTCTGTTCAATGCGCTTATTAGACATCTTCTTGGCTCTATTGCGGTTCATACTGTTGTTTTGTGTAAGCTCGGTTATATCGGCATTGGTGAGACCTGGTAACCTGTTTATGAACTCCCGGTACTCTTTCTTAGCCTCCGCAAGCTTCGAAGCACCCTTTTGCGCCTTTAGGGTTTTGGCTTCTTGAATCAGCTTATCGATATTACGATTACCATTTGTAAACTTTTTCATAATGGAGTTCTGTTCAATTTGATTAAGACCTATTTCCCCGAGGCTTTTCTTAAGCTTAATACGAAGGGCTTCATTTTTGGTAGAACCAACATTTTCTTGGAGCTTGAGAGCTTCTGCCTTGATTGAGTTTATATTAACGTCTTCATTTCTGAAACGACGCAAAAAATCATTCTTTTTGGTTTGATTAATTTGAAGGGGTGTTAAGAATGAGAGAAGATTTTGCGCTGTCACACTCTTCTTTTCCTCTATTCGTTTCTTAACGAGATCATCTGCCATCTTTCGCATTGTATTTACATTGGCAGTTTCAGCCACACCTTTAACGAGAGCCTCTTTATCAGCGGCGTTCAATTTGTTGTATGTTTGAAGAATGGAGCGGAACTCATCTTGTTTCTTTGAGAGTTTCTCAAGCTTCTTCTTAGCATCCAAATCACGAGCCTCCTTAATAAGAGTATCGATGTCTTCTCCAATACCATGTCGTCGAGCCTTGTTCAAGAATAAGGTTTTGTTTGTATTAGTGAGACCCGTTGTCTTCAAGAACATGGCCATCTTTTCCTCGTTTGAGCGTGTGACATTCGCCTTCTCGTCAGCCTTGATCTTTGCTTCAACCTGAATCTGCTTGAAGTCGTCGGTGGCCATTCTTCGCTTAAAGGCGTTACGATTTGTGTTTGAAATGTTCAAACTATCGAGTAATGAAGAAAATTCATTTTCTTCGCGTTTAGCCCCTTCAGCTCTCACTACAACGTCCTTTCTCTTGCCCCGGCCGAGTTGTATTTGATTAAGGAACTTTTGTTCTCTCTTTAGACCAAGTTGCTTAATTCTGGCGACAGCTAATTCAAGAGAAAAATCTTCATTTTTTGGTACAATAGTTGGGGTTGGTTGATTAGTATAAGTTGATGGTAACTGTGGGCCTTGAACCCTCCCAGTATTTAAGTAGTAACCCAATCCCTTTTCGCCGTTTCTAAAAACATAGCCGTCTTTTGAACCCTTAAACTTTTTAGCGGCTATAAAGTTCTTATTTTTACCACCTCCGAAAAGACCTGATAAAAACCCCCCTTTCTTCTCCGGCTTTGGCTTATTGTTTTTCGCCGCCAGCTTTCCCTGACCACCTAAAAATTTTGGTTTACTGTTCTTTCCAAATAACCCACCCGTTGGAAATGTCACCTTTGAATTTTTATTCGCTGGTCGATTTACATTGGTGTTCACCCGATTCACATTGGTGTTCACCCGATTCAAGTTGTTCACTCGATTCACATTGGTGTTCACCCGATTCAAGTTGTTCACTCGATTCACATTGGTGTTCAACCGATTCACATTGTTGTTCACCCGGTTAAAATTGGTGTTCACTGCTGTGTTATTCACTGCTGTGTTATTCACTCGATTGTTTGCGTTGTTCACCCGGTTGTTAAAATTGTTCACTGCTGTGTTATTCACTGCTGTGTTTACATTATTATTAACAGACACACTCCGCCGTCTTCTCGCAATCTTGACGGGTTCATGCACTTTCATGTATCTAAGACGCTTACCAATCGCATCAACAAGTTGACTCTTCGTCATTTGTTCAACATTTTTGAGATCAACCTTACGAGCAATCCGTTTAAGATCTACACGCTTTGTGGTCGAATCAAAAAGTTTTTCATAATCGTTTGGTTTCAATGGAGACTTTCTATCAACGAGGTAAGTCCTCGTAGAGTTTATCACCATTGGTGGAAGGGGCAACTTATTGTCCTGAATATCTTGGTAGGCTTCACATATCTCTTTTCTTGTTAAGTTAATAGTAACCCCCGTATTGAGCTTGATCAATTTCCGGAGGTTTTCTATATCTGCGTCTGGGTCACACGCATCCATTGTTTTATATTAACTTAACAAAAAAGTGGAGCAAATTATTTAATGGTGTAATATCCTATATTATATAATTTAATCTTATCTTCATAAGACATATTAAAGTCGAATATATTAGTATCAGCTACATTTATTTCTATCATTGTTGTTTTTTCGTCATATTCAACTCTATTTGTGATAGTTGAACGAATGAGGGATTCTACAAACTGCCGTGGATTATTTATTTCTTCTTGATAGACACGATCCATTTTGAGTTTGATACACGTGACTTCATGTATCTTTTTATCAAGAAAGGGTACCATTGGATATTGTTCTTGTGTTCCACCGTCTATGTAACTCTTACCATCGTATTTGCCACATGCAAATATGAGAGGTATAGCCATACTCATACAAACGGCATCTATCACTTTCATACTGGGATGCGTATCACGAGAAAAGTACACAGTAGTTGAACTATTGAGACAATATGCCGATATGTAAATCTTCATATCCAACTCCGCAAATGTAGGATCGGAACCACATATTTCAACAAGTTTTTTACGAATTGGGTCCATATCAACAAAACCAAATTTGTTAAAGAAGGATCCTATACGCAATTTAACAAATTTGGGGACATCTAAATCAAGAGCCACCTCCAAAATCTCATCTATAGACATCCCCAAAGCCATAAAGAGAGCTAAAATAGAACCCGCAGATGACCCAGATATTTCCTTGACATCTACAAGCTGGGATTCAAGTGCCTTCATGGTTCCAATCATTGAGTATATACCCATCGAAGCTGGTCCCAACACAAGATACTTCATCCTCCTATCTAATAGAACTGAGGAAATTGACGACGCAAAAGCGCGAAGATCATAGCGAAAACAATCGCGTGGGTCAACACCGCGGGAATGCTCGTTTGTCCGGATCGGAGAAGACCGCCAGAACCTGGGGGAATAGTCAAGAGGAGACCTGGGCTGAGCGCCAAGAAGAGAGTGGTTGTGACGATCAAATCGGTCTTCGTCAAAACGAGACCCATCGCCTTCGCGATGAGACTGTACACGAGGAAGAACACAAGCGCATGGAACATAGTGGCCATTTGCGAGGTCTTTCCGTTTACGAACTTGAGAGAACGCCCGTCGGTGGTCAAGAGGACGCCTGGGCTGAGCGCCAAAAAAAGAGCAGCTGGAACGGCAACTTTTTGGGAGGTGATATCTGGGAGCATGGTTAATATATAGCTATATTATTTTGTTTAGTATGCTCTGCTGCAAACTTAACCCAATGATCAAATGTAGCGCCAGGCATGAATTCATCATAGAGACCTGTATCTTCCAAATATTCTTGGATATGTCTCCAGATATACGACAAATTTGATTCATATGGAATCCAAACAAAGTCACAATCATCGTGATGATCATTGTAACAAAACTCAGCGAAATCGGAAAATGTACATTCCGTCATGAGTGTATGTTCAAGGAATGCATCGTGAATAAGTTGTTCAAGACGTCTCCACAATTCCCATAGTTCATCTGAGTATTTGATTTGCCAATCTTCAACACTGAGATGAATGTCATCTTCAAAATCTTCTTCATCGCTTGGGAGAACATCATATCCCGCCGTAGCTTCGTAGACGTATTGACTCCAAACCATGGTTATTACTTATCTTCTTTCTCGGCCTTCTCTTTTATCCCAGTTAATGAGAGTGAAGTTGATTCCTTTACTTTAATGTTGTCCTGGATAGCGTTAAGAGCCCCTTCCAGCTTGGCTTCATCTCCGCCAAAGAACTTGAGAAGACCTTCCCTAATGGCATCTTTGTTCATACTTCCCTTTCGTACGGATTTACGAAGGCTAATTTTACCTTTCCTGAGGTTAATGGTATCAATACCCTGACCAACCATGTGACTTTTCACAGTTTCCTTGAGACGCTTCTCTTCTTGGGTTAGGATCTTGATATCAGCTTTTGCTTCAGTAAGTTGTTTTGAGAGCTCCACAAGCTTGGTGACGCTATCAGAAAGTTCGTTGGGTACTGACATTATATACATAAAACTAAGGCTTAATCTTTAAGCAAAATTAGCACAAGGGGCGCATAGTGCCGTCTGGGACGATAGTGGAGTTGTTCCACACAAATGGTTCCTTGGCGTTTGGAGGCTCGGCACGAATTTGTTGGTTCGCGTTTCTAAGCGCGCCGCCAACGGTCTCTGGGAAACCGATTTGTTGGCGTGGTTCGAGGAAGTTTTGGCCAGCGAGGATGTCCTCTGGGGCGAATTCACCGAAGTCCTCCGCGGAGGCAACTTCGCGTGGGAGGAGGGAGGAGGCGAGGCCGGTGCCCTTCTCCATGCCACAACCCTTGCCTTGGGCTGGAACCTCCGCAGCTGGGCCCGCAGCGGCTGGCGCACCCTGGATCATCGCATATTCGCGTTCACGAATGGAATAAGCAGACTTGTTGTTCATAGTGAAGAGCAAATAGACCAACACGGCGACCGCAGCCAACATCATGAGGTTCTGAGCACGACCCTTCTTCATCATCTTTTATATATGATAACAATTTTTTTTATTGGTCATCCACGAAAGCATACTCTTCTGGGTATGTGTCCAAGATTGGGTCCGGATGAACTCTGACCTGGACAACATTCCATGAAGCACCAAATGATTTTTTTGCAAACCAAATGCCAGAGAATTCCAAAATAACATCACAAATCTTGTCTGGTTGAACCATTTCAAGATCAACTTGTTCCTGCTGAGAATTGAAAGCCTTGGTGACTTCAATACACTCGCCTGTAATCTGATTGGTCGAATCGGGGCTTGGGGTATATGCACTTTGAATCACCTTTTCAGAAAGTTTCTTTCCGAACCAAGTTTCACAATTTTCGCTGGCCGCATCAAGATTGAGAGCGTCAATGTCAGTAATTTTCTTCAAGTTCTCTTCTGAGACAATATCAAAAACCATCTCCCCTGACACATCAGTAACCTTCACTTTGTTCAATTGAACGAGGCATTTTCGCTTGGTATCTTCAAGAGCCTTTACGAAGTAGAGTCCGTCGTCACCTTTAGCTGGGGCGTTGTACAACATATTATATGTAAAATGCGTCTCAATTCTTTAACCCAATAAAGGGAATCATCGCGGATTTCTTTATAATAGAGCGAGGCACCCATTTGTCCCGTGCAGGTTTATATCCATACAATAACTTGGTATAGTCAATCACATTTGGAATGCTTTTACCATTTTTTGGTCTATAATTATATTCGTTCTTCACATAAGACTTCGAAGTATTCTTTATCCACTGGTGTTTGTTTAGGTTGAATCGCTGATTCCCATGAGTTTTGGCGTACCCTGGAATGTTTACATTTGGTACCGATGTTTTCACACCATAAACAAGCTGCCTGGAAAGACGATCCTCCCGAGGCTTTGTTGTAAACTCCGCGTATCGCATTGGATTAACCTTCGCCGCCTGTGTCATATTAACAGTACCCTTTCTTCTTGACACATAACGGACACTTCTTATGTTTTTATGAGTTCGATTATATATAGTATTGATATTGTCGGTTGATTTGATTCTTGGATCTTTGGTAATCATTTTAGACAGCTTGAACATACGCTGTTGATCTTTCGCCTTCTTCTCTGGACGAAGACCCAGTTTCTGCATGAGATACACATCGTCAAGGAGGAAGCGCTTCCCGGCTACATAGAGACGCTTGTCATGGACAATCTCACCGGTGTCTTTGTTTTTGTAAGTAACACCCTGCTTTTTTGATTGAATTGCCTCGTATCCAAACTCTTTAGGTCGCATGAAAGGAATATCCAATACACCGCCAAGAACGTGTTGGACAATTCTCCCCTTCTCAATTGAGTAATACCTAAGGTTTAGATCAAGGGCGAAGAGTTCAACATCAATGAAAATATCACCTTTACCTGGTGAACTGTTATTTTGAGTCTTTTTCTTTTTGATGAGAAGGTACCGCCTTGTAATATATGGACCACTTTCAGAGAAACCCAATCCTAAGAATCTCCCGACTTTGGTACTCTGGGAAAGACGTTGTTTGACTTTTGTGTTAATGCGTCTGGACAATTCACCCAATTTGTTCCATAATAACAACTTGATACCTTGAAGTTTTCCAAAGTATTTGTCATCGTACGCAATCGTAGGAATGAACTTTGTGTCTATGTCACTTGTGACAAGGCGATCCGATCTATCCAGATACATATTGAAGGCTTCACCTCCGGAGACAACGAGGTCACCTGACGATTTGAGAAAACTGGAAAGTTCGGCAGCAGTCTTGATGATGATGTCACGTATAGAGTCGGTAACATAGGCATACACCATCTTTTCAAAATTTTCCTTGCCATGAACTCTACTTACTCTCTTCCTGAAAGCTCCAATGTTATTTGCCACGTAGTATTTTTCAAGAAGTGGGTCATTGAAGAATAAATTTTTCTTCATGAACCGTTTGATCACGGCTTCTGAATAAATTTCGGTGTCCATTATTATATTGACACATAATAATATGGTGTGTAATGTAATCGAGGAATGTCGATGCTATGCCTACTCAGACGTGCGTGACCCAAAGGAGACCCAGTTCTGTGGAGTTCGCAAGGGTCCGAATGTTGTTCCATGCCCCGCCGATTGTTGCCACGGTGGTTGCCCAGGTGATTTTCCAAAAGAACCATTTAGAATTATAGACAGGCCCAGACTTGATATAAAAACGGTGGTTCACGACTTCGTGAAGTACCTCGATTCGCGAACAATAATTTTAATACTTCTCATATTTGTTCAGTTACTTGTGATCATTTTGTGACTTAAAGATTAACCTCGTATGTAAGATATAAGATGTCTATTGAAACTATCCAAGCTGAAATTACGGCGCTCCGCGCTGATGTTAAGTCTCTCACCAAGCTCGTTCGTAAGGTGAAGAATACGCAAGAAGATCCAGACGGAACTAAGGCCGCCGCTCGTGCTGCCAACAACGGCTTCAACCGTAAGCAAGAAGTAACACCTAAGTTGCGCAATTTCCTGGGACTTGCCGAAGGAGAACTCGTTTCTCGCTCCGAGGTTACCAAGGCGATCAACAAGTACATCACTGAAAAGGGACTCAAGCACCCAGAAAACGGTCGCCAACTCATTCTTGACGAAAGACTCAAGGATTTGTTGCAGCCACCAGCGGATGTTGTTGTCACCTACTTGAACCTCCAAAAGTACCTCAGTCCTCACTACATCAAAAAGGCTTAAAAAAATAACACTTCTTAACAATATGAACTTCACTCAAAAAGATATTGAAAAACTCGTCGGTACAAAAATAAAAAACCTGTCTTTCTACCAACGTGCTTTTACCCACAAATCCTCACTCAAAGAATATGAACAATTCAATGAATCCTTTGAGACCCTCGAGTTTATGGGCGATTCCGTTTTAGGTTTTATCATTACCAAATTCCTGTTTGATAGATTTGAAAAGAAACAAGAGGGATTTCTCACTAAAGCTCGTACAAAACTCGTTCGTTCAGAAACTCTAGCCGATATTGCGTTGAAACTAGGTCTCAACAACCTTGTTCTCATGGACGAGAAGGGCACCCGAAATGGGTGGAACAATAACCCAAAGATCTTAGAAGACGTGTTTGAAGCTCTCGTGGGTGCGATATACATGGATCTTGGTCTTCTACACACAAAAGAGTTTGTATTACGGATTTACAATGATCCAAGATATGTGGATTTAAATTGTATTATGATTGATGATAACTATAAGGATCATCTAATGAAATACTGTCAGCTCACAAACGCTCCTTTACCAGAATATAGAGTCATGGGTCATCACGAAGGCGATTTTTACATTGATGCTTACATAAATGGTGTATTTGCGGGTCGAGGGCAAGCTAAAAGTAAAAAACAAGCTGAACAATTAGCCGCTCGTGCATTCTTTGAACAGCTTAAAAATTACCAACAATAATACATTAAACAAGAATGCATCCTAACGTTAAAAGGTTGCTTGATTTGGAGTTCGATGAGCAGCGGTCGGAAGCTTGGCTAAAATTGCGCGGCAACATGCTCACAGCCTCAGACGCGGGTACGGCTATCGGTGTGAATAAGTATGAGACTCCAGATGATCTTCTTCGAAAGAAGTGTGGAATTGGTGAGAAATTCACTGGGAATATCTACACCGAGTGGGGCACTAAAATGGAACCGGTTGCAATCGAAATGTTTGAAGAGCAGTACGGAGAAAAAGTACATGAACTGGGGTTGATCCCACACGAAAAATATCCGTGGTTAGGTGGTAGCCCCGATGGACTCACAGACACAAATTGTTTAGTTGAAATTAAATGCCCTATGAGGCGCAGAATTATCCCAGGGGAGGTACCGATCTGGTACAACGCTCAGATACAACTTTGTATGGAAATTATGGACGTAGAATCATGTTTCTTTGTGCAATATGCGCCTTTTGATATTACTTTTCCATTACCATCAGTGTTTGATGTCACTATCGTTCCTCGTGATCGCGAATGGTTCAAGACTTACTTACCAGTCATGGATGCCTTTTGGAAGAGAGTTCTCTACTTTAGAGAGCACTTGGACGAGATTCCAATGCCAAAGGAGAAAGTGAAGAGACCCCGTAAAAAGAAGGAACTACCACCACCACCCGTATGTGAAATTCAACCAATTTCCGACGAGGATATGTATGTTGATGATTGAATTCTCTCTATCATAGCAAGCTTGTCCTCCTCTTCATATGAATCACTTTTTGATAAATTATCCTCAGCTAATAACCACTGCGAATTCAAATAGTGCCAGCAATACTTATTGTCATCTGGCAAATTCCACGCAGAGCATGGAATTATCTCATCTATGTGAACCTCATCTTTTTCTGTTTTAGGTCTTCCGTATCTATCTTCAAATGTTTTGTGGAGGTACTTCAACCATTCTTCGGATGTCATGCCGAGATCATCAAGTGTGTGGGTAGAATTTGGGGATCTCGTAGCGTTACATCTTCTACTTCTTCTTAAGGATGTTATATATCTTTGTGGATGACAGATTTTACATGTTTGTTTTTCCTTATTATGTAGACAAATATTACTACCATTGCAATCTTTACAGTTTACGCGACGTTTATTGTGTTCACAAATTCCACTACCCCCACAGTCTATACAAATTGCACGTTTTCTATTATGTTCACACACCTGACTCCCCCCACACGGTTTGCACAGGGAACGAATTTTATTGTGTTCACAAAATGATCCACCGTTACACTCCTTACATCTTGAACGTGGTCTATTATGTTTACACAGTCCATTACCACCACATTGTATACATACATAACGAAGTCTATTATGTTCACAAAATGATCCACCGTTACAATCCTTACATTGGGAACGTCTTTTATTATGTTCACACATTTTACCTCCAACTTTTAATCTCAATTTCACACCTTCATTTTTGCATTCTGTATTATGACAACCATCTATTCTTTTATTACAAAAACAATACCAATATTTACCTTTCTTATAAAACTCTTTCTCACAAGGTTGGCAAAGTATCACCTCTTCCATACATTCCTTTATCTCAGAATTCTTAAGCTCATATTTCTCAATAGTTCTCTGCTTCGGCGTCTTTCCAGTCTTCTTCATCTGGCGTAAGACTTCTTTGCGCGCCTTGTTGTACATAAAGTTGGGATCTCGTTTCTTGTCTTCATAGGTTTTACATTTTTGGGTATTAAGGCATCTCAAACCCTTAGCTTCCCATTCACCTATCAACTTTTTATAAGTATCTCTCAGACCCTCTCGTGTTTTATTAACTCGTAATACGTGTATGGTTGAATTGGTAGTGTAGTCTCCTTCACCCCAACCTGCTGTGAGAAGCTCGTTGAGTTCCATGAGTTTAAGTGGTTTTCGTTTGATTTGATACAACAGATCTGTAATCCACTTTTCCAATTCATGGAATTTGAATATTTCACACGCTATACTCTCAACATCAAAGCATAGGTGTGGATATTCTTCTTCGTATTTAGAGGACAATTTGTCTATCAGTTGATACACATTTACAGCACGA